GAGCATTCATACCGGGTTATGGATAGCGCAATGTATAATATGTGGGCATCCTATGTACATAATCAAGTACATAACATTAAACCAGTCAATACAGTAAGGCCGGGCGGAGTATGTTATTCAGAAGGTCAAGAATCGGTCTTAAGGTTAGCAAAGGAGATATTGTCATGAGATACCACCAAAAACCAAACCCCAACTCCGCCTTTTGGCTGATTGTTTTAGCAACTGCATTTATAGCGGTTGCTTTCATTGTTGAAATATTTATTAAATTTTACTTAGAAGTTATATGAGCGAAATCCAATTACACCAAAAGAAATTGCCAACTTTGCAGGAGCTTTATGCAGATCCGGAAGGACTGGTAAAAACAGATGCTTTGCAAGTTGTCCTGAATGGTCAGCCTCCAGCATCCTGGATAAAAGTTCATCCAATTATTAAAGGATACAAATACCTGCCTATTGACAAAATAGAATATCTCTTAAAGCGTATCTTTAAAAATTATCGCATCGAAATACTACGCGAGGGATCTTCATTCAATGGCGTGTATGTTGTGGTTAGGGTTCACTATCTAAATCCAATTAGCGGTCTTTGGGATTTTCACGATGGAATCGGGGCTGCGCAATTGCAGACCGCTTCCGGGAAGTCAGCGGCGGATTTAGCTAATATTAATAACGGAGCTTTATCAATGGCTTATCCATTAGCTAAAACTGTAGCCATAAAGGATGCTTGCGATCACTTTGGTACTACCTTTGGAAGTGACCTGAATCGTAAGGATACTATTGCTTTTACCTCTGATGACAAGTTGCATTTAGTTGCTCAAAGCAAAGAGGAAGATCGGATGCAAAAGCTAATTGAAAAGGCAAATGACCGGGAAACTCTGCAAACTCTTAAAACTCATTTAACCGAAAACTTACAAAATCAATTCGACACCAAATGGAAATCTTTAAAATAAGGGCATCATCTGCCGGTAAAATCGCTGGAGTAAAAGGACTTGGCGAAACAGGTAAATCCTACTGTAAGCAATGGCTCAAAGAAACGCTATACAAAAGGCGTACTGAAATCAAATCTAAATACATAGACAAAGGCAACCGATTAGAGGAGGAGGGATTTACGCTCATGGCTTTGCAGTTGGATTTGGGAATGGTCTATAAAAATCATGAGTTTTTTAAGGATGATTATTTTTGCGGAACTCCTGATCTAATACATAATGGAGTAGTTTACGACAATAAATGCTCCTGGTCATTAGATACCTTTCCTATGTTTGAAAGCGAAATACCCAACTCCGATTATTTTAATCAGCTTCAAGTTTATATGCATTTGACTGGATGCCGTAAAGCCTCGCTATGCTATACTTTAATAGATGCGGATATAGATTTAGTCATGCAAGCGGTAAAGTGGACTACAGAGGCTAGAAATATATTTAAAACTATTAGTAATATGGTTTATACCAAAAGTGCATTTGGCGAGTACATTGAGGAATTTTGCAATGGATTTACAGGGCCTTTTGTTGAGATACCTGAATCTGATCGAATTAAAACCTTTGAGTTTGAGTACGATCCGCAAGTAATTGAAAAACTACAATCCCGGGTAGTTGAATGCCGGGAATATATTAATTCACTTTTAAAAACCAAATAACATGGCAAACAAACCAATGCATGGATCTATCTGTATGACTGATTTAAGCGAAGCATTTAAAAAAAATCATTCAGCTTTTAATAAGTCTGAAAAAAACAGTAAACTCTACGCCAACATAGCGGTATGGATGAATGACGAACCTGATCAGTACGGAAATATTCTGTCTTTTCAGCTTAACTCAAAAAAAGATGCACCAGACGAAAAGGTTTATTTCGGGAATGCAAAATTGCCGGATGGAGCTAAACCAACACCAGCAGAACCTGCCAAACCTGAACATGATGATTTGGAATTCTAATGCTACACGAAAGAAAAAGAGCCTTTAAACATAGGCTAAAAGTTGCAAATAAAGAGTTAATCGCTAATACACTAGAAAGGTGTATTGGCGATAATTTAACTCCAGCAGAGGCTCATAGATTGCTAAATCTACCTTTGCCAACTATATGCGAATGGATGAGTAGCTAATAATAACGTTAGAAAGCAATGTTTAATCACTTACACCAACGCGTATTAATGGACTTTTTTAGAAGGAGGTCATTGATGAAATACAAAATAGAAGATATTTGTGATGCGTTTTTAAATTATTATAAGTTATGATATACAGAGATCATTTTCAGAATTACAAAAGCTATGGAATACCGAAAGCTCAATTAATTATAGCCGACATTCCTTATAACTTAGGGAATAATGCCTATGCCTCAAATCCAGCATGGTATAAAGATGGTGATAACTCAAATGGTGAAAGCGCTTTGGCTGGTAAAAGTTTCTTTGATACAGATGAAGATTTTAGACCAGCTGAGTTTATGCACTTTTGTAGTACAATGTTAAAATCAGAAAAGAAAGCCATAAAGATAGAAGGAGAGGTAAGGCAAAAGGGTGATGCACCTTGCATGATTATTTTTTGCGCTTTTGATCAGCAAATGTATTTGATTGACTTAGCTAAGAAATACGGACTTAATAATTACATTAATCTTGTATTTAGAAAAAACTTTTCTGCGCAGGTCCTAAAGGCTAATATGAAAATAGTAGGTAATTGCGAGTATGGGTTAGTGCTTTACAGAGACCGACTGCCGAAATTTAGAAATGATGGCAAAATGGTATTTAACTGTATTGATTGGCCTCGTGATGGTGAAAGCGAAAAGATACACCCTACTCAGAAGCCAGTCGAATTACTTAAGCGTTTAATATCAATATTTACAGATCCTGGTGATGTTGTAATTGATCCATGCGCTGGTAGTGGAAGCACTCTTATAGCTGCTGAAAGATTAAATAGAAAAGGATATGGATTTGAGATTAAAAAAGAGTTTTGGACTAAGGCTAATCAATGGCTTATTGAAGAAAAGCAAATGAAAGCTGATATTGAAAAATACGGATTTCCTATTTCTAAAATGGAAAAAATAGCTCCTACTCTTTGGTCATTATAAGAATTACATGCCACAAACTAAACTGTTATTATGGCTAAAAAACACATTAAAACCGATGGCAGAGGCAACGCGCAAGAGCTGGGTAAGGTTGAAAGTTATAAAGCTAAACCTAAGCAATGGAAGGAATCGGAGTTTTTACGGAATTATAGACTTGCTAGGGAGCGCGTTCTCTGGCAACTATTCCCGGATCGAAGGGCAGATATAGAACAGTATGTTATAGAACTTAAAGAACAATGGAAAAAACAGGACAGAATCAAATAGATTTTATGTCACAATATCACAGCCGTAAAACTGCAAAGGTAGTAACACCTACTGCAAAGCGTACTGAATGGCAAGAGCAACTGGCGTTCTGTAAGTGGCTTAAAATGCAATACCCACAGGTGCGCTTTAGATCAGATATTCAATCTGCCGGGAAGCTATCTCCAGCTATGCAGAATATTAAATCAATAATAGATCCATTTAGAGGGTGGCCGGATATTACTATCTATCATAAGATAGGTCAATACTGCGGTCTAATGATTGAGTTAAAGCGGGAAAACTCTGGATTGTATTTAAAGGATGGAAGTTTATCTACTAACAAACATATTCAAGAGCAGAAAGAGGTACATGAGTTTTTAAGGCATAACGGATGGTATGTTGTTTTTGCTCAAGGCATGGCGGATGCTAAAGTAAAATTTGATGAGTATCTAAAAATTATTTAAATTACAACCCTTATGACAGATCCAAACATTAGCTACTTCAATAATATAGCTCATACTAAAAAAGGTATGAGCTTAACTTTCTCGGACTTTCTCGAAAAAATAAAAGACGGATATTGGCAAGATCAGGTCTTAAAATATCGTAACGAAAAGACACAAGAAAGTAAAAAAGCACTTCCCTATGTGACCATTTCCGGACTATTTAAAGAGCGAAACTCTAATCTTTTAACTCAGCATTCAGGATTTATTGCCATTGATATTGATGGCCTTAAAGACCTTAATCATGTCCGCGAGCAGATATGTTGCGATAATAATTTCTATGCAACCTTTGTATCATGTGGCGGATCTGGTCTATGTGCAATAGCCAAAATTAATCCTAAACTACACCTAGAAAGTTTTAATTATCTAAGCAAATATCTTTATACAAAATACAATATTATTGAGGTGGATGAGAAGTGCAAGGATATTAGTAGGGCGCGCTTTGTAAGCTATGATCCTGATTTGTACATTAACCAAGATGCAATCGAAGTGCAAGTAAAAGCCTATCAAAAGGATAAAAAAGAACCAGCAACCTATGTATTTGTTGAATCGGAATTTACTAATGTCATTAAAAATATAGTTGATCAAAAGTTGGATGTTACCTCCGATTATGGTGACTGGATAAATATTGGATTTGCTTTGGCTGGGAAGTTTGGCGAAAATGGAAGGCCCTATTTTCATTCTCTAAGTGCTTTAAATCCGGAATATTCTGCTAACAAAACAGATCAAAAATATAGTCATTTGATGCGGACAAAGAAAGATCCTACAGTACCAATAGACTTTATTTATAACCTTGCCAAAAAGGAAAATATAAAGGTCGAAGCCATAGACGAAAAAAACATCATTAACCAGCTTAAGCAATTTATAGGCAAAAATTACAACATGAGGCGGAATGAAATCAGCCGAAATATAGAGATAGATGGCAAGCCTATTACCGATATTGACCTAAACTCAATCTTTATTAATTGCAAAACCTTTATAGATAAGGCTAATAAAGAGCTAGTCAAAAGCGTTATTTTCTCTGAATTTACTAAAAGCTATAATCCATTTTATAATTTCCTTAGTGAAAATATAAAAATTAAAGGCACTGGCAATATTGATAAACTAATCAATTCAATTCATACAGATACCGAAAATCATGATCTTTTTATTAAGAAATGGCTAACATCCTTAATGGCCTCAATCAATGGCAAGCATTCACCTTTGGTGCTGGTATTAGTTGGAGGGCAGAACACCGGGAAAACAGAATGGTTTAGGCGATTACTTCCCGATGAGCTTAAATCTTATTATGCAGAGGACAAGCTAGATCAGGGCAAAGATTCAGATATTTTAATGACCAAAAAACTGATTATCATGGATGACGAAATGGGAGGGAAGTCAAAAGCTGAAAGCAAAATGCTAAATCGATTAACTTCTAGTCAAACCTTTTCAATACGCGAGCCGTATGGCGTTGTTTCAGTAGATTTAAACCGATTAGCTATGCTTTGCGGTACAACTAACATCGAAGGCTTATTGAGCGATCCTACGGGTAACAGGCGCATCCTACCGATTAAGGTATTAAGTATAGATCATGAGCTTTACAACTCCATTGATAAAAAGGCTTTATTTATGGAAATGTATCATTTGTATAACTCTGGATATAGCCATAATTTAAGCGGTGATGATATTGAGATATTAAATAAAAGTACAGACGAATTTAGAGCCGTAAGCCAAGAGGAAGATATGATATTTAAGTATTTTGAAATCCCTAAATCAGAACACAATACTGAATATTTTACATCTACTGAAATATTAAGCTATATAAAAGTTCATTCTCAAATAACTTTATCGCCGGTTATGATAGGTTTACGAATGAAATGCTTAGGATTTAGCAGGATCGCTAAAAAGATAAATGGAATACCATTATATAGGTGGAAGGTAGTAATAATCAACAATCAACAATCGCAAAGTAATACTTATATCTATGAAGATGATGTTTTTTAAATATAAAAAAAAGAAAAGTCTACTACCTCACTACCCAAGTTACTACCCAAAAAAGTTCCTTAAATTATATTTAAATGGACAAGGTAGTAGAGTATAGTAAGGTAGTAACTATATTCTATATAATATATGAAGTGATATAATGTATATGTATATATATATAGGGGGTTTACAAAAATCACTTTTTTACTTACTACTCTACTACCATTGCACTCTAATACGTTTAAAGGCGTTTTTTTTATATACTACTCTACTACCTTTTACTAAAAGTTGTAAGGTTCAAGACCAAAAACCAGCAAAAAAAGCCTAAAATCATTACATTATGTTAAATAGAAACGATAAAATACTCCAAAAAGATAGTGATTTGCAAAAATGTTGGGCCATAATTGACAACTTAGAACCTTGTGAAGTTTACAACATTGAAAAAATTACGGAAAATAGAAGGGATATTTTTATAGAATGCGTAAAACAGAGGATAGATATTTTGAATGATTGTGAGTTTAATCCTGATTATACCAAAATTAGGAAGTTATCAGATTTTTGTACATTTGTTTAATTGATTATTCAAATTATATCAAAATGGAAAATAGAGGCGGAGCAAGAGAGAATGCAGGTAGAAAACCTAAAACAGATGAGATAGCATTAATTGCAAGGTTATCACCAATGGATGATACAGCTTTGGCATTGCTAAATAATAAATTAGAAGAGGGCGATATGGCAGCTCTTAAAATGTTTATGGAATATAGGTGGTCTAAACCAAAGCAAGAAGTTGCAATTGATGGCGATTTATTGCTATCCATCCCAGCTCCAGTAATTTACAATCAAGCTCCGCCGTTGGCAAGTACTGAAAATGATATAGATAATGTTAGTGGATTTGGCTCATCGTTTTTAGCATAGTAAAAAATAGATAATGTTTAAATGCTCTCCAGTATTTTATGAGAATTATCAGGCTAAAGAGAAGGTCCTAATCAATCAAGGTGGAACGGCCTCCAGTAAAACCTACTCTATTATGCAACTGTTATATTACCGGGCAGTTACAGAGGCAAGATCAGTCATAACAGTTGCTGGAGAATCATTACCTAACCTTCGCAAAGGTGCTTACCGGGATGCGGAGAATATCTTTGCAGATAATAAATATTTGCAATCACAGTTAAAATTCTGGAATAAAACTGAAAGGATTATCTATTTTAAGAATGGATCTTTGATTGAGTTCGTATCATTCGAGAATGAGCAATCGGCTAAGAATGGTAAGCGTGACTATTTATTTGTGAATGAGGCAAATGGTTTAAGTTATCAAATATACTGGCAGTTGTCAATCAGGACCAGGAACCAGGTCTATTTAGATTACAACCCTACCAATGAGTTCTGGGCGCATAGTAAACTTATAGGTTTACCGGATACTAAGCTGATAATATCAGATCATAGGCATAATCCTTTCCTATCCCAAGAAGATCATCAAAGGATTGAAGATATCAAAGATTTAGACCTAGAGCTATGGCGCGTGTACGCTAGAGGACTAACCGGCAAGATCGAAGGAGTTATATTCCGTAACTGGGCAATATGCGAAGCTATCCCGGCTGGTGCTGAATTGATAAGCTATGGCATTGACTTTGGATTTACGAATGATCCTACTGGTATCATAGAGGTTTATAAACTATCTGGTGAGCTATGGGTGAATGAGATGTGCTATGAAACTAGACTAACCAATATGGATATATGCCGTAAGCTCCGCGAGTTTGGTGTAACGGAAGATCAGGAGATTATAGCGGATTCAGCAGAGCCTAAATCTATTCAAGAAATCTATGCGGAAGGATTTAATATTCATGGTGCGATTAAAGGTCCTGATAGTATTAAGCAAGGCATTGACATTCTTAAAAGATATAAAATAAATATTACCGCGAATAGTCATAACTTTAAAAAAGAATTATTTAGTTATATTTGGAAAAAAGATAAGACTGGCAAAATGCTGAACGAGCCAATAGATGCATTTAACCATTTAATAGATCCGTTACGATATGTAGCTTTAAATAAGCTGGCATCTAAAATTAAACAAGAGTATTCATTTGATTGGAATTAACAATGGGCGTATTTTCTAAAATCTTTAAGGCTGATATTGAAAAGGCAGCAAATAGTCAATTAGAGGCTTTAATGCCTGGACTTCAACAACAGATAACCGCTAACCTCTACAATCAAAACGTTTTTGGCTGGATTGGTAACAATCAGGTAATAGTAGATTTTGAGGACAAAGTAAAATTCGTAGAGGAAGGATTTAAGAAAAACGCCGATGTTTACACTTGCATTGATATTATTACTAAAAAGATTGCGGAGTGCGCTTATTGCTTATATGAAGTCAAAGAGGGCGTAACTAAAAAGGATTTAAAGGTTTACGAAAATATGTCTATGGCAGAGGGCGCAACCGCTAAGATGCGGACTTTGCAACTTAAAGAGCAGATATTTAATCAGCTAGAAAGCAACCCTATTCTTGATATGCTTGCCAAACCTAATCCGCAACAAACGTATGAGGAATGGATGAGCGATTTAGCTGGTTTTTTTCTTTGCTCTGGTGATGGATATATCTTTGGAAATGGTAAGGATGATAACATGACCGAGAAACAGATATGGTCACAACTTTACGCTTTGCCTAGTCAGTTTATTGAGATTATATCAGGTGGAATGTTTGAGCCAATTAAAGGCTATCAGATGCGGTCGGTTTACATGACAGAAGTGCCAATCCCAGCAAATCAAGTTGCTCATTTTAAATCGTTTAATCCTGACTTTACTCTGACTGGTGCGCAACTTTATGGACAATCACCTATCAAAGCTATTTACCGAAATGTGTTAAAAGAAAACGAGGGCGATAACGAATTGTTAAAGCAAATTCGCAATGGCGGCGCTTATGGCTTTATATCTCCGGATGGGGCTGGTGCAACTTTGACAAAGGATCAAATGAATTTACTTAAAGAAAAGTTTGTAGAGGCTAAGCGTGGCGAAACCTTAATGGATAGAATATTCCCATCATCAGGTCCTTTGAAGTGGACACAGATAGGAATGCCATCTACTGACTTGCAACTGATTGAAAGCCTTAATATAGATACAAGAAAAATTTATGCAGCCTTTCACGTTCCAATCCAGTTTTCAGGTAGCGAGGCAGCATCTACTGATAATAACATGGGCTGGGCATCTAAGCAGTTAATCTATAACGCAACTGCTCCACTATCTCGCAAAATTAGGGATGCTATTAATAAATTTGTTTGCGAGCCATACGCAAAGGTATACGGCAAGAAGTATTACTTTGATTTTGACTTTAGCTCTTATCCTGAAATGCAGGAGGATATGGCAAAGCTAACTGATTGGTTAGCAAACTCATACTGGATTACTCCAGATGAAAAGCGAATCGCACAAGGCTATGATAAAATCAGCACTACAGAAATGGGCAAGGTTTACGTTCCGGCTAACTTAGTGCCTATTGAGGATCTATCACTAGATCAGGCCTATAATAATGCTACAATCAATGGCAAGTAGTGTTAAATACCATAAGACCTATTTAAAACTACATAGCGAGTATGAGCGTTATGCTTATCCCATTATCAAGAAAGCATTGGATGAGCAAACAAAGGTAGTATCGGATTTTGTCAATGAGGATAATTTCGATAATATGGAATTATACATTCAATTCCTAGTCCAGCAAAAACCTTTGTACGATGGCTTAGAAAAGATATACACAAAGGTCGGCGTATCATCCGCAACCTTCTCCTATGACTGGATTCGTAATTCAGTACCAAAAAACCAAAAGGATTATATCATAGATTTCTTTAATGCTGATTGGTATATTGAAATGGTAAACTATTTTAGGCTTATCGGAGGCACAAAGATTGCAGGTATTGACATAACTACTTCCGATAAGATTAAAACATTATTAGAATATGTTTTAGGACAAAATTTGTCCAGACGAGATCAGGCCAAGTTATTTGAGGAAACTTTAAATGATTCTGCATTTAATCGTGCAAGATCGCTAGTAATTGCAAGGACTGAATCCACTACGGCGGCAAACTTTGGAATAAATATGGGAGCGCAAAGCTCTGATTATGAGGTCGAGAAATTTTGGATTAATACAAAGGATAAGCGGACAAGGCGTTCACATTTATTAATGAGCCGAGATCCGATTGCAATAAACCAACCTTTTATAGTCGGTGGTGTAGAGATGATGTATCCTGGCGAAGTTGGCGCGCCTGCTGCGGAGGTTGTTAATTGCCGATGCGTTATGGCTACGCAAGCATTAAAGGATGCAGATGGATTGCCGATATTAAAACCAAGAACACCGGCATATTTAAAAAGATAATAATATTTAAAAAATTAATATATTTGTATATATGAAAGGATTGCTAGAATATAAAAATTTCGCGGCCGAAATCAAAGACATGGATGTTCAAAAAATGACTGTAACTGGTTATTTTGCGAGCTTTGGCAATATAGACTATGATGATGATATTATCATGGCCGGTGCTGCGACAAAGACAATTGCAGAGCGTGGTCCTATGGGATCGAATGAGATATTCTTTTTAAATCAGCATAACTGGTCACAACCGCATGGCAAGCCTATGGTATTGGAAGCGCAAGAAAAGGGTATATACTTTGAGAGTGCAATAGCTCCGACATCATACGGAAGGGATGCAATGGTATTATATGCAGAGGGTATTGTTATTCAGCATTCAATTGGTTTTAGTACTGTTAAAGCAGACTATGACCAAAAGACTGGGACTAGAATGATTAAAGAGATTAAGTTATACGAGGGATCGAATGTTACTTTGGGTGCAAATCCTGAAACTCCATT